TTTGATGAAAAGGCCCTTGAGTATGTCAAGGCTGGCGATGTCATGGCTGACGGCGTGACGCTTAAAAAAGCCACGATGAAATCACTTGACGACATGGTCACATTTGAATTTCAGAAACAGCAAGAATTTGAAAAGGCTAAGTCAGCTATTTCAGGGTTATGTGCCGAGTATGGCATGACTGACTCACCTTACATCCGACAGCTGAAAGACTTGACGCTTGCTGAAGTCTTTGAACAAATCAAAGCTGACTATGAGTTTGAAAAGCAAAAGGAAGAACTCAGGCAGGCTCAAGAACGTGCAGAGCGAGCTAATCAGGAGCTTTTAGCAGCTCAACAAACTAAACAGCAGGAACAAGCTCCAAAATCAACAGAAACCCCTAATTTTGACCAAGAGACTGGCGAAATCTTGGACGGTAGGCAAATCCCCCAAAATGAGCCAAACGCTCTTAGAGGGGCCGAAAATAGCCTAAAACGATATAGCCAAAAAATGACTTTGGAAGTGTATTTTGTAGACACAGCAGAAAAAGACCGTTTCAAGACTGGTCTAAGTCAGCTCGGATTTGATTTTAAAAAGAACTATCAAGTCAGCGGGTATCAACGTATCGAGCCATTGACTCAGGCTGAGCTCAATGAGCAATGTGGGTGGTAGATATGACAGAAGTTGAAAAAATTTCAGAAGAATTGGCTGAGTACGGAGTACCTGATGAGTTGATAGGAAAAATAGAAAACCTATTAGTGACTTTGTATTGCGAAAAAAGAAAACTGGAGATAGAAAAATCTTGGGATGTATCTCCAGAGTCTATGGGGAGATAAGTATGGAAATCAGAAAAGCATCTGACAACGTAGCCATCTACTCAGACGGCAAGAGATTGCAAGTTATCCACAACTTGGGGGATGAGTTTATCCTTGATTTCAATGTGGGAGAGGATAGCGTCTGGAACCTTGATGGCCAAGTAGTAGAAATTATTGACACGATTGAGCCTTTCTTTAAAGTCTGTGGCTTTTGCTCAAAAGCTGGAGAGGGTATGCAGCGCTTAAAACATGCAATCATCCACTTTGAGAGATTTGAGCAGTACATCAGAGACAATCAGGATAACCTGATGGTCTGGTGGCACAATCCAGGGAGGAAAGTAGATGATTAACAACGTTACACTGGTTGGGAGGCTTGTAGCGCCTCCTGATCTACGAAAAACGCCTAACAACGTATCTAGCTTGCAGGGCACACTTGCAGTCAATCGCAATTTCAAGAATGAAAATGGAGACCGTGAGGCTGATTTTATCAACTTTCAAGCGTGGAGAGGCACAGCTGACATCATTGCTCAGTATTGTAGCAAGGGCTCACTTATCGGGATCATTGGACGCATACAAGTCAGGAGTTACGAGAAAGACGGTCAGCGTCGATATGTGACCGAAGTAGTCGCTGAGAGCGTCGCTCTGATAGAAAGTCGCAACAGTCAGCAGTCTCAAGGGCAAGGCAACAGTTTCCAAAATGGAAACAACTCACCTTTTGCCGATCCTAACCCATTTGACCTCCCAGCTGACGGTTTACCGTTTTAGGAGGTATCGATGTCAAAAATTAAAATCCTTGACGCTTGCTGTGGCAGTCGTATGTTTTGGTTTGATAAAAACGAAAGTCACACAATTTTTATGGATATTAGGCAAGAAACATTTGAGATACATGGCAAAAAGGTCAACGTAGACCCTGATGTTATCGGTGATTTTCGTGACATGCCTTTTGAAGACAACACATTTAATCTAGTTGTGTTTGATCCACCACATCTAAAATGGGCTGGACCTAATTCGATAATGAAAGCTCAGTATGGACAGCTGGATAAAGTTACCTGGTCGGAAGATTTGGCCAAGGGGTTTGAAGAATGTATGAGAGTCCTAAAAATTGGAGGCACACTAGTCTTTAAATGGTCTGATTGTCAGATAAATGTAAAGAAATTACTAGAGGTGATACCATTCAAGCCCTTATTTGGTCAACAAAGAGGCACCACTCACTGGCTAACATTTGTTAAGTTTGAGGAAGGTGTTGCCAATGATTAAAATGACCGTTTGGGCATTGTTTGACAGCGGAAATGGCAGCTATACAAAAGGTGTAAAAGCTCTGAATAGTTCAGGGGGGGCTAACATTGACATCTACCCAATCGGAATAGACATAGAAAACAAGAACGATCATTTTATAAATTTGAACCTTGCTGACTATGGGCGCTTGTTTGGAGATACCAAACTCTTTGACGAGTTGGACAAGCTCCCTAAACCTGATTTGATAATAGCCAGCCCACCCTGTGAGAGCTGGAGTAATGCTAGTGCAATGTCTGAGGGTAATGCCTGCTGGAAACAGGAAGACCTCTCAGACAGCCTCTTTGCTCCACAGAAAGAGCCTAGCATGTTTACGATCAGGAACGCCTCTGACTACGAGAAAGCCTATATAAATTATCAGTATGACCGTCAATTTATGAAGAGAGTCAATGGGGAGCTTTGTGTTTTCAATACCATTGAGATCATCAAGCGGTATAACCCTAAATATTTCATCATAGAGAACCCAGCAAGTGGGCGCTTGTGGAAATATATTGAGGATGTCATGGATTTCAAGCTCCCACATCTCAACCTCACACGCTACAACAATTATGACTACCCTTTGCAGAAACCTACAAAGTTTGCTAGTAATCTTGATTTAGGTCTTAAAAATGACATTATCAAGCAAGAAATTGAATGGGGAAAATTCTCTAAGTCATACAACGAACGGTCAAACATTCCACAAAACCTAGTAATAGAGATTTTTACTAAGGTTTACAATGAATTTTTACAGGAGAAACAACATGATAACTAAAATCAATGTCCCAAAAACATCAATCGTAATCGAGATTGAAAATAAAGAAATCAAAATTGAGAATATGATTGGCTATGATATGAAGATGGTTTTTAGAAACCAGGACGCAGAGCCGTCTTTAGATGAAAATGGGGACGTTTTTGAACCTCTTTACTGGCTAGATATTAAGGCTAAACCTGAGGAGGACATAGAATACCATACTAGTTTAGGAGTGAAGAAAGAAAAAAGAAAACTAGCTGAGCTACAAATATTCTTTGAATATATCGAGGCTAACAAACAAAATCTTTTTGATCTCTGTGGATTGAGAGGGGAGCTTAGTTAGGATGAAATTAACCCTGAACATTGAGCCTAAGCCCCAATCACGGCCACGGTTTGCGAGACGTGGAAATTTTACCACGACTTACGAAGATAAGGATATGAAATCCTGGCGCAATCATTGCCAGCTGCTCATTGCTAATCAGTACATGGGTCAGCCTATTCTTGAGGGAGCTCTGAGGGCAAAGCTTAGATTTTACATCAAGCCTCCTCAGTACATTTCCAAGGTCAAGAAGAACCAGCAGGCCCTCCTGGACGAAATCATCCCAGTAGGCAAAAAGCCTGACATAGATAACTACGAAAAAGCGCTATATGACAGCATGTCAGGGATTGTCTTCCAGGACGACGGTCAGATAGCTCTGCATGATGTAGGCAAGTTCTACAGCTTAAACCCTCGCATAGAGGTAGAGGTGGAGGTCATGGAATGGAACGCATGAGGCGAGATTATGCCTGAGTATTTGAAGAAATGAGGAAATTAAGATGAATGTTGTAATTTATTTTAAGAATGGTAACACAGCATATTTTAAAGATGTTAAAGATTATAAACCAGACGCTGAAAACATTTGCTTTTCTTATTTCGGGGTCTCATCCCAAGAAAGAAAAAAAGCTACTTTTTATAAAGACAGCATTGCTGGTATAGCTAGAACACAGGAGGCAGCAGATGAACAAGCGGCAACGTAAAAAGATGTATACTAGGGCCTTTTCTAAGGCTTACGACGAAAGCCTGAAACAGCAGAAAGGAAAAGGGCAGGTATCTATAACAACGGTCAAGAATAGGCAAGGCAAAGGATTTATTATCACCTCTCTTACCACACAAGTTGAAATAATGAAACATTTCAACCAGGAACACATGGAAGAAATTACTATTGAGGGTTACATGCTAGATAATAAAAAATTGGGGTTGATATGAGAATTAAGACATCAAATGACACAATCATCCACGTCAACAAATCTCAACGCAGTATCACGATCGAGGGCGTCGAGTTAAGCGGCGATTGTCGGGCCCTAGTGTCTGACAACAAGAACGGAACAGGGACAATTACCCTGATTTTCGACGGTAAAATTATTTAAAGGGGGTAAAATGAAACGATTTATCACAGCATGGATATTATTGTCTGCTGGATTGAATGTCTGGCAGAGTATCCACATTAAAAAATTAGAAGCAAAGCGCCCGATGCTCATCTACAAAACAGATAATCAAGGTGCAGAAATCAAAGGCAGAGTCGTCCACAAAGAGAAAATAGGCGACCTGCATACAATCACTATTAAAAATTATGGCATTTTCGTAGTTACTAAAACAAACTATGAGTCATTGAGGATTGGAGACGAGGTGAGATTATGACACCAAAATTTAGAGCGTATGATGGCGGCTCATTAAATCGTATGTATCAACCGGACGAAGTGATGGTTGGAAATGGCGATATCTGGATTATTGATGAGGACTCTGTTGCTGGTGAATGGATTGTGAACAATGACCTTGAACTCATGCAGTCAACAGGCTTGTTTGATAAGAACGGTAAGGAGATTTTTGAGGGGGATATAGTTTCTATCGATACAGACGAGTTTGGCCTGTTAGTTGTGAAGTATGAAACTGGAATTTACTGGTTAACGGAAGATGAGCAATGTGTTGAGCATTTATCAGATTACTACAAATATGTCTCAGTCATCGGCAATATCTATGAAAATCCAGTGGAGGACGTAAATGAAACCTTGTAAATATCCATATTCAGGAAGAAGAAAAAAGCAAGAAACACCGTCGCCATTATTTTCTGCACGACCAATTTTAAACGAAGTTCCAATTGTAGAAGAGGTCAAAGTTGATTTCGGAGTTGAAGCTAATTTTGGGCGTTCATATCCAGAAATGGTAATACATTTAGATATTTCTGGATACGGAAATAGAGTGCATTCAGTACATCGCTTTCCTGGCATCTTCCTTACTGTTGGTGAATCAATCCAACTAAAGATACTCTTTTATAAAAGGGTTAGAAATTTGACCGCAGATCGTTTTTTGACCTTTAGAGAATCTGATTGGAAGTTTCTTATCAGCGATCTGGTCAGCGAATTTGTGCATTAGAAAGTTAACGAGGAGAACAAGAATGAAGCCTAAAAAATATCCGTACACAGGGAGCAAAATAAAGAAAGTGACTACAACAGGAATAGGAGCTCGAGAGCTTGTGGTTTTTCCTAACGTAGCTTTTAGAAAAGACTTACTCAAACACATTTTTTCAGTCGTCAAAATCCATGACAACACTACAATCATTTACTTCAGAATTCCAAAAGTATTCGGATACGAGGAGGAAAGAGCAAAAGTACATCTAAGCTATGAAAAGACGATGAGAATACTTAATAGCTACTAAAACAAAAAAGCCAAGACACTCTCTGCCTCAGCAATAATTTTCAACACTATTATTATATCACAAAGGAGATAGAGAGTGAAGGCTAAAGAGCTCTTGAAAGAGTTGCAGGATCTGGACATGGACATCCAAAGCCGTATAGATGAAATCAATGAGCTTGAGGCAGGTTTGCTCTCAAGTCCTAAGTGGACAGACGTTAAAGTCCAAGGTGGTCAAACTAGAAAAGTTGATGACGTCTATACTCAGCTTGTTGTGATGAAAGAGGCTATAGAGCAAGATACCAAGGAAGTTATTAACAGGAAACTTGAATTAGGTAGAATGATCAATAGGCTTAAAAATCCAAAATATAGGGCAATCCTAAGAATGACATATATTACTAAAACGTATATCGAGGATATTTGCGATAAGTTAGCAATTAGCAAGAGTTCGTATTACAGCATGCGTAAGGTTGCTATTGAAGAGCTGGAGGTAATTTTGGAATAATTTGGAATTTCTTGAGTTATCTTGAGAATATCTTGAGAATATGTGTTAATCAAAATAATCTTGATGTGCACTGTAACGATAATCTGTTAGAATGGTAGTATCAAGAAATAAGGGTAAGGCAGTAAGCCTTCCCTGACATGGAGAGTTGGCAGAGTCAGGTTGAATGCGCCCGTTTGCTAGACGGGTGGTCGCTTATTTGCGGTCCGTGGGTTCAAATCCCACACTCTCCTTTGAGTGTTTTGTGTCCCAGAATGGGGTAGGCAACAGGCTTAGCATTCATATATCACTCATTAACTTATTAAATGGTCGGCAGTAGCGACCGAACCTCGCATGGTTGCGTAGCTAATTATATTCCGGATAAGTTATAAGCTAGAGGGTTTGATTCCCTCAGAGGTTTTAAATGACTACAAAAAATAAAAAAAGGAAAACTTCAAATTGATTTCTAATTAACACGCAAGGTAGTAGTCGCCTTGCAGTTGGAACGTAGCTCAGTTGGTGGAGCGATATGACTATAAAGGGTCTGAAACGTAGGCAGGTTCGAGTCCTGTCGTTCCAATTGTATCTCTGTGAGTAGCTATCACAATAGGGGTATAGGGCGGTAATTAGATTTAGGCTGATTAACCTGTAGGACAGAGATAAAGTAGCGCTATATAAGGCTCTGGTGGGGGAGGCACCCACTTACCGCATACAGTCACTCTTTGAGTGGCTTTTTATTTTGTCGGAAAGGAGGTAGTCCGGTGAGTGGATAAATTAACCCCAAAACAAGAGCTATTTGTCCAAGGGATAATCTCCGGACTATCTCAAAGACAAGCATATAGACAGGCGTTTCCAAACTCTAAAAAATGGAAAGATAGCGCTGTTGACAGCAATGCTTCTGTCTTACTTCAAAATACTAAGGTTTTACAAAGGTATCGTGAGTTGCTCAAACAGTTCTCGAACATGTCTCTATGGTCCAGAGAACAGGCTTTTAATGAGTATGAATGGCTTAAAAACAAGGCTAGAGCAAGTATCGAGAATGAAGGTATTAGACAAGCTAATTCAAACGCCTTTCTTTCTGCTTTGGACGGCATGAATAATATGGCTTGGAAAGACTTTGAGTTGACAGATGAGAAAATCAGACAAGAGATTGAATTGCTCAAAATCAAGATTGAGAGAAATCAAGGCTCTAAGTCCGATACTACTCTCATGGAAGCTCTCTTAAATGCGGTAAAAGGTGGTGATGAGGTTGAAGATTGATTTTTCAAACAAACAACTCAACATCATTCGTAGACCGTTCAACTATGAGCTTGAGGTCAACGAGGGCACGCCTCGAAGCGGTAAGACAACCGCTGGTCATTTCAGATACGCAAGATATTTGATTGAGTCACCAGACGAGAACCATCTTATAGCTGCATACAATCAAGAGCAAGCCTACCGTCTGTTTATCGACGGTGACGGTACAGGTCTGATGCACATCTTCGATGGTAATTGCAAAATCAAGCATGATGAGCACGGAGACCACCTCTTAATCGATACACCAAATGGAACTAAGCGAGTCTATTATAAAGGGGGCGGTAAAGCCAACAGTGTGGGAGCTATCACTGGTATGTCCTTAGGCTCGGTAGTTTTTTGTGAAATTAACCTGCTGAACATGGATTTTATCCAGGAGGCATTCAGACGGACGTGGGCCGCTAAACTACGCTATCATCTAGCTGACCTGAACCCTCCAGCACCTCAACATCCAGTTATTAAGGATGTATTTGATGTCCAGAACACACGCTGGACCCATTGGACCATGGACGACAATCCGATTCTGTCTGAAGAGCGTAAGCAATCTATTATTCAATCGCTTAAGAAAAATCCTTATCTCTACAAGAGAGACGTACTTGGTCAGAGGGTGATGCCTCAGGGCGTTATTTATGGCCTATTTGACCTTGATAAGAACATCAAGGATAGTTTAGTCGGCGAACCTATGGAAATGTACTTCAACGGCGATGGTGGGCAATCTGACGCCACATCGATGTCATGTAACATTGTTACTAAACATAGAGAGGATGGCAAGACCTTCTTTAGACTAAACCGTGTAGCTCATTACTACCATAGTGGAGCCGAGACTGGTCAAGTTAAAGCCATGTCTACTTATGCGGTCGAGCTTCGAGCGTTCATTCAATGGTGCGTTAGCAAGTATCAAATGCGCTATACCGATGTCTGGATTGACCCAGCGTGTAGATCCTTACGAGAGGAATTGCACAAGCTAGGCATTCAGACAAGAGGGGCTTTGAACAACGCCCATGATGTTAGCAGCAAAGCGAAAGGCATTGAGGTAGGGATTGAACGTGGCCAGAACATTATATCTTCAGGTCAGTTCTTGCTTATCAATCACTCTGAGGAAGAGTACGACCATTACTATTTCTTGAAAGAGATTGGCCTTTACAGCCGGGATGATAGCGGACGGCCAATTGACAAAGATAACCACGCAATGGACGAATTTAGATATAGTGTGAACGTATTCTATAAGCGTTACGCTAATTTTTAGCAATAAGGAGCCGATAAATGGGCATTATTCAATTTGTCAAAAATCTATTGAAGAGAGGACAGTACGCAATGACTACAGAAAGTCTAGCAAGTATCATAGACCATCCTAAAATCGCAGTGACAAGCGCAGAGTATCATCGGATCAACGAGAACCTAAGATACTATCAGAGCAACATCGAGAAGATAACATACACGAATTCGGACGGTATCAAGAAACAAAGAGAAGCGACTCATTTGCCAATCGCTCGGACCGCTGCCAAAAAGATTGCCAGTCTGGTCTTTAACGAGCAGGCTTCGATTAAATTGGACGATAAAGAAGCAAATACATTCATTCAAGAAACATTGAAGAATGACCGCTTCAATAAGAATTTTGAACGCTATCTTGAGAGTTGTTTAGCCCTGGGCGGTCTTGCTATGAGGCCTTACGTGGATAATGGACGAGTGCGAGTGTCATTCATTCAAGCGCCAGTCTTTTTACCACTTCAATCTAACACGCAAGACATTTCAAGCGCTGCTATTGTTACTAAAACGATTAAAGCTTCAGGTCAGAAGAACATCTACTACACCTTGATTGAGTTTCACGAATGGGCGAAAGATGGGAAATACATCATTTCAAACGAGCTATACAGGTCTGAAAGCTCTGAACAAGTAGGTGGACGTGTGCCTCTAGCTGAAGTCTACGAGGATCTAGAAGAACAAGTTGAACTTGACGGTCTAACTAGACCACTTTTTTCTTACTTGAAACCTCCTGGGATGAACAACAAGGACATCAATTCGCCTCTTGGTTTATCAATCTTCGATAATGCCAAGAGTACGATTGATTTCATCAATACCACTTATGATGAGTTCAAGTGGGAAGTCAAGATGGGCCAACGTCGAGTGGCCGTTCCCGAAAATCTGACAGAAACTAGAATGGTTAATCAGGACGGAGATGTCCAGCTTGTCAAGCGCTTTGATACTGAACAGAATGTCTACTTACGCTTATCTACTAACGACATGGATGGCGGAAGCATCACAGACCTGACGACAGCAATTCGAGCAGATGATTACATCAAGACCATCAACGAAGGCCTAGCGCTATTTGAAATGCTTTTAGGTGTATCAGCTGGAATGTTTACATTTGATGGGCAGAGCTTGAAGACTGCGACAGAGGTCGTTTCTGAAAACTCGGATACCTATCAGATGAGAAACAGTATTGTCAGCCTTGTCGAGCAATCCTTGAAAGAGTTGATTATCTCAATTTGCGAGCTTGGTAGTCTTTATGGATTGTATAGCGGTCCAATTCCTCAAATGGAGAAGATTGCAATCAATCTGGACGACGGAGTCTTTACTGACAAGAACAACGAGCTTGATTATTGGACTAAGGCTTTGGCCAGTGGCATTGTCAGCAAGGCTCACGCTATCCAGAAGGCTTTCAATATGTCAGAGGCCGATGCTAAGAAGATGATTCAGGCGATTAATCAGGAAACGATGGACACAGCCAACAGTCAGCGAACGCAAGAGGATATTGATATTTACGGAGAGTGATTAGATGCCAAAGAAGAGACCACCGATACAGTTCAATGACGAGCAACTGCTGCTTCAAGCAAGCAATGTCGCAGACATCTATCATCAGCTAGCCTTGGATTTATTTGATAACGTGGTCGAACGTGTGACGGAGCGTGGCACGGTCTATCTTGATAAGCAACCGTATATCTGGCAACTTGAGAAGATGCAACAGATGCACATGCTGAACGAGGAGAACCTGAAGCTAATCTCTAAATACTCTGGAGTCGCTGAAGAGCAACTACGCTATATCGTCGAAAATGAGGGTTTGAAGCTCTACACGGACACGAAGCAACAACTCATGGAAGATTTAGGGCGTGGATCTGCAGGAAATAGCAATCACATTCAAGAAATCCTTGCAGATTATGCAAGTCAAGCTGTCGGAGATATCCATAACCTAATCAATACAACGCTTCCTAAAGCCGTTATTGGGGCTTATCAAGGCATCATTGAACAATCTGTCGCTAGAGTTGTCACTGGCCTTTCTACGGCCGACAAGGCTATTTCTGACACGGTCATGAAGTGGCAAGAGAAAGGTTTTCAAGGTTTCAAGGACAGCGCTGGGCGTAACTGGAAAATTGACAATTATGCTCGGAC